AGACTCTACTACTAACTCAATTACTTTTCATACAGAAGGAAATACAAATTACTCAGTAGCTACTACTACGCTTAATCAAGTTGTACCTACAGGTGCAGTAACAAGTGTAACAGGTACAGCTCCAATTGCATCTTCAGGAGGTGCAGCACCTGCTATTAGTATAAGTCAGTCAGGTGCAGCATCAGATGGTTATCTTTCTTCTACTGATTGGAATACTTTTAACAATAAGGTAGATGATAATATCTATACAGCTGATGGAACTGTAACAGGTACTAGAACCGTTGACTTAGATGGTAATACAATAAATTTTAATGATGGTAAGTTAGGTGTTAATATTACTCCAACTGCGCCTCTCCATGTACAAACTATAGCTGTACCTTCTAGTAATGAATCTATTGCTACATTTACAGTAAGTGATGCTGCAGGGGCAGCTTTAACAATACTAAATGCTTCAAGTGCAAATGGAAGATTTGTACCTGAGATTTCAGCACTACAAGGTCTTAATACAGATAATGCATTTAAACAAACATCATATATTCAACCAACACAAGATTCAGGTTCAACACCAGTTACTGTATTTTCTGCAGCTTTAAGTACACTTACGGCAATTGTAACAAGACCATTGTATCAGTTTAGAAATGCTGGTACTAGTTTATTGACAATGCTTGCCAATGGAAACCTTGGTATAGGAACAACTACTCCATCTACACCATTACATGTAAGATCAACAGCTATTCCATCAGCAGGTGAACCAATTGCAAGATTTGATGTAAGTGATGCTTCAGGATATGTTCAAATAGCAAATAGTACAGCGCTTGATGGAACATTTGGACCTCTTATACAAGGTAGACAAATTGGAAGCAGTACTCAACAAGCAATTGGACTTGAAGGTGTTATAGATGTTGCGGATGATACAGGAACAGTACCAGTTACTATATTCCAAAGTCGTTTAGCTACTTTAGTTCAAGTAGTAACAAGACCTGTTTATCAGTTTAGAAATTGGACATTAAATATAATGACAATGCTACCTAACGGAAATGTTGGTATTGGAACTACTACACCAACTGAAAAGTTAGAGGTAGCTGGTAAAACAAAGACTACTACATTTCAATTAACTACTACTCCTACAGCAGGATATGTCTTGACATCTGATGCTAGCGGTAATGGTACATGGTCGGCTGCCGCAGGAGGTCTAACATACTTCACAGAAGCACAGAATACATCAGGTCCTAATGCTACTGTACCTGTAGATAGTTTAACAGCTCTTTCAGCAACTACAAATGCTGATGTGGCAATAGTTCCTAAAGGTACTGGGGCTTTTATATTACAAGTTCCAGATAATACAATAACGAGCGGTAATAAAAGAGGTAGTAATGCAATTGATTTACAGAAATCAAGAGCTTTTGCAACACAAGTAGCAAGTGGTAATAATTCTGCAATAATAGGTGGTTTTGACAATAGGGCAAGTGGAGATAGTAGTTTAGCTGGTGGTGTTGGAAATACTGCTAGTGGTTCACTTTCTGTGGCTATTGGACAAAATAATAGTTCATCAAACACTAATTCTAGTTCTTTTGGTAATGAAAACCTTTCAAATGGACTTAATAGTGTAGCAATAGGAAGATTTAACAACGCAAGTGGGACAAGTTCAGTAGCAATTGGAGGAAATATTTCAAATTATAACACTGCAAGTGGAACACGCTCTGTTTCTATTGGTGAAGCAAATACAGCAAGTGGCACAAATGCTACAACAATAGGAAAAAGCAATATTGCAAATGCTGTACAAGCAACAGCTATTGGCAATGCCTGCACAGCGAGTGGGGAATATTCTCACGCTATGGGTAATTTAGCATCTACTCTTGGTATTTATGGTAGATATTCTTACGCAAGTGGACAAGAGGCAGTTATTGGAGATTCTCAAGCATCTAAATTTGTTTTAAGAAATAGAACAACAGACGCCACAGCTACAACTATCACATCAGATTCAGGAGCAGCTGGTGCAGCTAATCAAGTAATTCTATCCAATCAATCAGCATATAGATTTAAAGGAACTATTGTAGGAAAACAATCAGGTAGTGTAAACGCAGCAGTTTGGGATGTAGATGGATTTATTGTGAGAGGTGCAAACGCAGCAGCTACTACATTGAATGTTTCTAATGTAAATTTAGTACAGAATACACCAGCTTGGGGTACACCAACACTAGCAGCAGATACAACTAACGGAGGTCTTAGAGTACAAGTAACGGGTGCAGCAGCAACTAATATTCAATGGACTTGCACAATAGAAACTACAGAGGTTATTTACGCTTAATTATATATAAAAATGGAAAGTTATAACACATTACACATATTTGGGTACGGAGAGACTCAAGTAATTACAGATACAGAAAATAAGAAAGTAGCAACTGATTCAATTGTCGGAGTGCAGTTATTAGTAGATGACCTTTACTCTAAGAAGCCATCTGACAATCCTGCAACAACTGAGTATAGAACAATCACTATTTTGAATGAGATATTTGCAGACTATTTAGATGAACAAGGCAATAGCTTTAGAGTTGACTATTCAGAACTGAATGCAGCACTTATTGATGCAGTAGTTATTGAGGTATTAAAATAATTAGACATGGCAGGAACTTATTGGAGTGAAGATGTTTTAGATGTGTTATATCTAAAACCTTCAGAAATATATAGAGGAGTTTATTTTAATAATAATAGTACAACAGCAGTAACTGAGGGTGGTGGAACAGTAGGAATTACAGCAACTGCAGTAGCTCAAATAGTATCATCTACAAGCTTTGCTTCTAGACAAATAAGAGCAAGATATACTCCAACCGTTGTAGCAACAGGTCAATATGCTGGTTTAAGAGGTTCTGCACTACTATGGTTTATTACTGGTGGATTTAGATATGTATGTGATTTTAATATATCTGATACAGCATTCGGTCCAGGATGTCAACAGTTTTACGGATTAGCTGGACAAACAACTGATCTTGGATATGGAGGTCCAAGTATAGTACAAACAAGTACATTATTAAATATTATTGGTTTAGGTAATGATACATTAGATACTAACTTACAAATAATGCATAATGATGCATCAGGTGCAGCAACAAAAATAGATTTAGGTGCTGCTTTTCCTGCTAACAGAACAGCAGGAGCAGCAAGTACTACAATTTATAGTCTTGTTTTATACAATGCACCAACATCAACTTCTGTTGTATACAAAGTAACAAATCAAGAAACAGGTGCTGTAGCTACAGGAACATTATCAACAAACATTCCTTTAATTACACAAGGATTAGCTATTTTTGCATCAAGAACTATGGCAGTACCATTAACAAATACAGGACAATTTGATTTATGTAGATTAGGTTGTTACTCAGCATTCTAAAATATGGAAAAGTTTATTTTAATATCATCAATGATTATTGAATCTAATGGTGAAGCAAATGTTTGTTTAAAACCATCAAGTGCTTTAATTTCAGATTACATTGCTACTTACAAAGTATTTGTTGATGAAACAACAGCAATAGCAGAAACACCTGATTTAATTATAGAAATGACACCATTATTATTTGCTCAATTTCAAGCAATGGATAATGTGCCTCAATCTATTAGGGATCAATTTACTTTATAATTATGAAAACACTTAAAGACAGATGGGGTTCTAAGACTCCAACATTTTGGAAGAAAGTACAACGTGTAGGATTAGTAGCAGGTGCATTAGGTGCAGCTCTTATTGCAGCTCCTGTAGCTTTACCCGCAGCTCTAGTTGCTGCTAGTGGATACTTAGTAGCAGTAGGAGGAGTGACAGCAGCGTTATCTCAACTTACAGTAGAAGATAAAAAAGAGTCAGAAGACTAGGATAATTACGTATTTTTACTTATATTATATTATATTTATTTGTAAAAACCATGGACACACCAATCATTCTTTTCATAGTTGCCTCAGTATTAGGACTTATAGGCTTTTTTACTAGAACAGCTTACACTACAATTATTAAAGATATTAAGCAACTTTCTGATGACAGTCATAATCATTTCACTGAACAAGGAAAGTTAAGAGGTAAAATAGAACTTCTAGAGCAAGAGCACCGTCTTAAATATCAGTTGATCCAAGAGACAACACAACAAGAGATTAAGAATATGGCAACTAAAGTTGGAGAACTATCTGACGTGGTACAAGAACTTGTTAAGATCCAGATGAAAACCAAATAATATGTTAACTACAGCACAAGCAACAGCTAAATACGGCAAACCTAATGAAACAGGTGCAGGTTATTTAACTACAATTATATGTCCTTATCCTTTGCGCATAGCATGGGATACTGACACTACAACAAGTAGAGTAAGATGTCATAAAGATATAGCTGACAACCTTCTTGCTGTATTTAATGATCTTCTTTCTCACTATGGGTCAGCAAGAATAAAAGAACTTGGTATTGATCTTTTTGGAGGTTGTTTTAATTACCGCAAAATGCGTGGAGGAGCTTCTTGGAGTAAACATGCTTGGGGAATAGCAGTAGACCTTGATCCTGCTAGAAATACACTAAAAGAGACAAAACGTACTGCACGTTTTGCTAGACCAGAATACAAGCCTATGATAGATATATTTTACAGACATGGATTTATTTCTTTAGGAGTAGAAAAAGACTATGATTGGATGCACTTTGAAATAAAAGAATAGTATGAAAATTAGAAATGGATGGAAATCAAAAAACAAACTTTGGGATAAGTTTGCTATCAAATTAAGATTAGGAGCAGTAGATTTTCTAATTATAGAAGCTGATGTATCAAGAGAATTCTATATGATAACTATCTTAAATTTTACACTTAAAAATAGATAATATGAAAAACAGTAAAAAAACAATCACCTCTACAGGTAATAAACGTCTATATCAAATGGGACCTATTGACGCTACTAAACTAATTGCTTACCCAACATCATCTATATGCATGTTAGAAGGTAATGCATCCTTAGCCAAAAAGATGGCTAAAAAGAAGTAACCTTTTCTCAATCTTCCTTACTTCTAAAGGCTCCTACTACGGGAGCCTTTTTTATTAAATATATTTTAGTTAACTATTTTTTATTATATTTGTATATATTTAATAAGATAATTATGTCAGAAACAGAAAACCAACAGGAGCTGACAGCAGAACAAATTGCTGAGCTCAGAAAGAACACCCTTCATTTTTATAAAGACAGAATTCAATTTTTAAAAGTTCAATTAGAATTTGAAAAGTTGTCTGCAGATATTGAAGAGGAAAAGCTTAGAGGTCTTATGGCACAGCTTAAGATGGCTCACATAACTGCACCTCCACAAGAAGAACAGGAAGAAGAATCTCAAAAACCTGAATAACCATGCCTAAAGCTAATTTAGTTGAAAAGAGAATTAGAATGAGCAAAAGAGATATCATTAAGTATCAGCTTATATCTCATTCATTTATTAATTCTATATCATACAGCGAGGCTGAATTAGATTGCTTAACTCTACTTGGTGTATGTGGTGAAACTGATTTGTCTGAATTCTGTAACTATACAGTTGATGAAAATATCTTTAAGGTATCCCAAACTGCGCGTAACTTTCTTACTAAAGCTGAAAAAATGGATCTTATCCAAAAAAATGGAACAAGTAGAAAGAAGATAAAACTACGTGATGAATTACAAATTCAAACAGCTGGTAATATTGTTTTAGATTATAAAATCGTTCACATTGATACCAAAGAATCATAAACACTTTATTAAACCTACAGCAGATGAAACTGGTATTGATGAGATGCTTGTATCTGACGCTGTAGGTTTTTTCTATAGTGAGCTACGTAAATCATTAAATGATATTCAATCAATCAATGTAAAGATTGATAAACTTGGTACATTTAGGATAAAGAAAAAAGAGTTACACAAACTAGAGCTTCGTTTAAAAGGTCATTTAAATGCATTAGAATCACCTGAAACATTTAATCAGATGCGTATTAAAAAAGATGTAGAAGAAAAATTAGAAAGAGTAATGAAAGCATCTGGCTTTTTTACAGAACAGTATTATCGTAAACTTGAACATAAAGCTAAAAAAAATGGGTAGACTAAAAGATATCTGGACTAATAGGCATTTGATATTTGAAGGAGTATGGAATACAATCTTTAGAAAAAGATATGTTGAACGCATAGCAGCAGAAAGAATGGCTATATGCAATGAATGTGAAGAACTAGATGAAGAAGGAACTGAATGTGCTTTTACAGGTACACAACCATGTTGTTCAGAATGTGGATGTTCTTTAGCATATAAAACAAGATCTCTATCTTCTGCTTGTCCTTATCTATATTGGAGAGCATTAGAAGAAGATGAAGAAGAAAACGATTAAACTATAAACTATGACTTGGGCAACTTACGATATAAATGATGATGATGAAAATTATGCATATCACATTGTTCCTATAGATGACGATGAAATGCATGAACTTAAAAGAACATGTTCTTGTAGACCTAGAGCAAAAGCAGTTGATGATATGTCAACTTTAATAATTCATAACTCCTTTGATGGACGTGAAGGATATGAATTAGCAATGCAATTATTAACCCCTCCAGAAGATTAATTATGGCAATACAATTCACAGCAGCAGATCACAAATACCAAAGCATAAATCAAGACGAAAACATAAATTGGATAAGTGTAACAAGTGTTATCAGTTTATTTAAGAAAGAATTTGATAAAGAAGCACAAGCACTTAAATCATCTAAAAATAAACGTTCTAAATGGTATGGTCTTACTCCTAAAGAAATAATGGAGATATGGGATAAAAGTAATTCAGTAGCAATTGAATTAGGATCTTGGTATCATAATCAAAGAGAAGAAGATCTATTGTCATGTAATACTATTAGAAGATTAGGTATTGATCTTAATATAGTTAAGCCTATAGAAGATAATGGCATTAAAGTAGCTCCTGATCAAAATCTTACACCTGGAATATACCCTGAGCACATGGTGTTCTTAAAGTCTGCAGGTATATGTGGACAAGCTGATAGAGTAGAAGTAGTACAAGATGTAATAGATATCTATGACTACAAAACTAATAAGGAGATAAAAACGCAGTCATTTACAAACTGGGAAGGTGTAAGTGAAAAGATGTTACATCCTATTGATCATCTTGATGACTGTAACTTTATTCACTATGCAATACAGTTATCTATATACCTTTACATTATGATCAAACATAATCCTAATCTAAAACCAGGTAAGATTATACTAGAGCATATAATATTCAAAAAGTCAGGAGTAGATAAATACGGCAATCCTGTTTATGAAAAAGATTCTGATGGAAATCCCATAGTTGATAAAGTAGTTCCTTATGAATTGCCTTATCTTAAAAAAGAAGTAACTAACATTATTAAGTATCTTCAAGCTAATCCAGAATTTAAAAATAAAAAGAAATGACAATCAAACTTTTTGAAGTTGAAAATGGAGTAGTAAAAGCAACAGAACACTGTTATACTATTAACTGGCTACATGATATCATGGTTAACTATCCTGATAATCATCTTAAGGTATACGCGTATATCTTCTATATGACATGTCCTAATCCAGAATTAAATCCATTTTTTAACGCTCCTGAAGATGATAAAGAAGATCTTATTGTAGAATCCATTGGATTAGATGTATCAACAGATGATGATTTAATTACACACGCTATAAAAAAATGTACTATCTTGTACACTACTCCAACATTAAGAGCTTATAATGGTATTGCAAAAATGTTAGATAACTTAAGTTACTATATGGAAACTGCAAACATTACTGCAGGTAGAGATGGAAACATCAATTCTCTCATAACTGCAGCTAAAAACTTTCAGGCTATTAGAGAATCCTTTAAAGGAGTGCTTAAGGATCTAGAAGCAGAGCAAAGCAAAACATCAGTAAGAGGAGGCCAAAATTTAGGTTATGACCAGTTATGATCCAGAATATGTAATCCCTACATGGGATAATGGTGAATGGACAACAATGTCCTTTGATACTAGATCAGATTTTATAGAATTCCTACTTCCTTTATTTAAAGAACCAGGTAAATATGAATTTGATGAAGGTGCTTTAATGTTTAATGAACAAGCGCGTAAATTCAAAGAAAATGGTGAAGTGTACTGTCTTGCTCCTTATATGAGTAAAGACTTTATTAACTATTGGAATGATCAAAAAGATAAATGCCGTAAAGGAGCAATATTTAAAAATGGAGAAAAAACTTGGTACTTACCACGTGACTACTACATGTGGCTCAATTTCCTTCCAATATTTGATAAGGAGAAAAAGAACTTTGACTTCGCAGGTATCCGTGATGCACAATATCACATGGCACTATATGAGTGCTTAGCAGAGTTAAACTACAAACACGCATCTATATTAAAGAAACGTCAGATAGCTTCTTCATATTTTCATATGGGTAAGTTTATAAATCAGATATGGTTTGAACCTGGAGTTATCCTAAAGTTAGGAGCATCGCTTAAAGACTATATAGGTCTAGAAGGATCATGGAAGTTCTTAGATGAGTATCGTGCATTCCTTAACTCTAAGACAGCATGGTATAGACCAATGAATCCAGGAAAAGTATTAACATGGCAGCAGAAGATTGAAGTAACAGAAAATGGACGTAAGCAAGAGAAGGGTTTAAAAGGAATGTTACAAGGTATGTCTTTTGAGCAATCTGATACAAAAGGTGTAGGGGGTCCTTGTTCTTACTTCTTCTATGAAGAGGCAGGTATTGCTCCTACAATGGATAAAACATTTGAATACTTAAGACCAGCAATGCAGTCAGGAGAAATAACTACAGGTCTTTTTATTTGTGCAGGATCTGTAGGTGATTTATCTCAATGTAAACCACTAGAAGAATTTACTAGAAAACCTGATGCTAATGGCATGTATGCTGTTGAATCTAATCTTATAGATGAAACAGGTCTAGTAGGTAGAACAGGATTGTTTATTCCAGAACAATGGTCAATGAAACCATATATAGATCAATATGGTAATTCACTTGTAGAGTCAGCTGTAGCAGGTATGTTACGTATTAGAGAAGAATGGAAAAGAGATTTATCTCCTGAACTGTATCAGTTACGTATATCTCAGCATCCTATGAACATTAAGGAAGCATTTGCATTCCGTGATGAATCAATATTCCCATTGCTACTTGTAGGATCACAAAAAAGAAAGGTAGAGGATAAGGAGTATCCTTATGAATTTATTGAACTTGAAAGAATGTTAGGTGGAGGTATAAATCCTAAACCTTCACGTAGACAACCTATAATGGAATTTCCTGTAGATAAGAAGCGGGAAGACAAAAAAGGAGTACTTGTTGTTTATGAAAGACCTGTTCCTGACTCTAAATGGGGTACATATTATGCATCTATTGACCCTGTAGGTGAAGGTAAGACTACTACATCTGAATCACTTTGTTCTATATATGTATACAAAAATCCAGTAGAGGTAACCAG